CCATAAGTGAGAGACATTAATTCAGTATTTGTCTGACCATAAACCCAGTCAAATCTTCCCGTATTAATTCCCGAAGGTCCAGCGTGCAAATACAGATTTATGTTTCCAGTATCATTATTGATGATATCAAAAGTTTTAGGAGTATTTCCAAATCTGAGGAGTCCTGTGCTCTTACCGACCCCAACAGATTGTCCAATACTAATTCTAGATTGATTTGTTTGCGAAATAACTTCGACTAAAGTGTCGTTGTTTTTGATGATTTGCAATTCTGATGTTGGAATTGCGGTGCCAACACCAATATTTCCAGTTGATAATGCAGAGAATCCTGTGCCTGCAGTTCCTACACTTAAAGAATTAGTTGCTGTGGCAATTCCAACAACAATATTTGGACTGCCAGATATAGAAGTTGCAGTTGTTGCAGTTCCTGTTAAGTTTCCAACAAAAGTAGTTGCAGTTACAACTCCAGCAACACTAATATTTGAAGGCAATCTATCGTTTGATAAGGTTCCAGACTCTATGTTGCTTGCATTAATTTGCGTGATTCCGATTCCAGAACCAACAAAACTTGAAGCAGTTACAACTCCAGCAACACTAATATTTGAAGGCAATCTATCGTTTGATAGAGTTCCCGATGAAACATTACTTGCATTAATTAACGTTAAACTAGATCCAATTCCGACAAAACTAGAAGCAGTTACAATTCCGGAAACGTTAATATTCGATGGAAGTCTGCTGTTGGACAGAGTGCCCGATGAAATATTATCCGCATTTATTGATGTAATACTGGTACCAGATCCAACGAAAGTTGTTGCAGAAATAGTTCCTAGTCCAGTAAATCCTGCTGCGGTTACAATTCCAGTGTATGTTGCATTTCCTGTTGTGTTAATTGTAACTGCGACACCAACTTGAAAATTGCCAGTTGGAAGAGTCGTTCCGATTCCCACATTTGATGTAGTAGAAATATTTCCGCCCGAAATATACCAACCATCAACAGCAACTGCATAAATTCCGGTAAGTCCTGCCGCACTTCCAGAAAAAGATGCTGCAGTCACTACTCCAGAAACTGATGCTCCAGTTGCGGTGAGAAATCCAACTGTTGCAACACCAACATTTAGTTGACTCGCTGTGACAATACCCGTGATTCTAGTATCGCCATATACATTTAAGAGATACCCTTCTGGAATTGTCGTTCCGATTCCAACCAAGCCATTTGCATTTACAACAAAATTATCTTCGTCAACCTGAACTCCATTTCTAAAATTAAATGACTTTTTATAATTTGCCATCTTATATGCTTTTTAGTTATTTATCTTGTAGTTTTTGTTCTAGATACTCAACTTTTTGAGAGAGTTCTTTAATCGCTTCTACAAGAAGAGGAACGAGTCTTTGATAATCAACTGCAAGATATCCACTATCTCTAGTTGTCACTGCTTCGGGAAGAATTTCCAAAACTTCTTGTGCAATTACACCAACGTCATTTCCATCTTTTCCAGATTTTTCATTCCAGGAATAGGTATTACCGCTGATTGAAAGAACTTTGGTAAGTGGATTTTCGATTGGTTGAATGTTGTCCTTTAATCTTTGGTCAGACGTGTAGAATGCAATAATATCACCAGTTACACGGAGCTCTCCATTTACAGTTGTTACGTCACCACTATCATTACCAAGAGTTGTATTTCCATTTACACTCAAGGTGCTGCTTACAGAAAGAGTACCTGTAACGCTAACATTATCATCAAGAGTCGTGGTTCCACCAGCAGAATCAATTGTTAGATTTCCAGTGGAAGTATCAATTTCGTTGTCACCGGTGATTCCAATTTGAATGTTATCGATCGATGCTCCACCATTTGCATCAAGAAGACCTGTAATTGTTGCGGTGCCAGTAATACTGATGTTATCATCAAGAGTTGTAGTGCCGCCAGCAGAATCAATTGTTAGGTTTCCAGTGGAAGTATCAATTTCATTGTCGCCAGCGATTCCAATTCTGATATTGTCAATAGTGGCCCCACCATTTCCATCAATTAATCCACCAACAGTTAAAGTGCTAGTAATGTTAACGTCTTCGCCAACATACAAATCTCTACCGATTCCAACTCCACCAGCAACCGTAAACGCTCCAGTGGTTGATGATGAAGAATTGGTTGTGTTTGTAATTGAAACTGTGCCGGTGTAAACGGTGTTACCACCAACATAGAGATTTTCTCCAATTCCAACACCACCCTTAACAGTTAAAGCACCCTTTCCAACAGAATCTGAAGATGTGGTATTGGTGATTCTAACTTGCCCACTAAATGTAACCGCATCTTTTGCTCTGATTTGTTTGTTGAACGTAACTGGACCGTCAAATTGAGAAAGAATGGTGCCAGAGTCTCCACCCTCTACAAGAAGTCTTTCTTTAACAGTGACTTCATCATACACAACACTCGATTTTGCTGGATCTTCACCAGTTACAGTGGGTGTTGGAATATCATATGAAGTGACTTCACCCGATGACGAAGAAGTTTTTGTATTTCCACTGAAGAAGTCTCCACTGTTACTCATACCAGTGTAGACAACAACTCCTCCAGATCTCTCTTGAGATTGAACTAAAAATTCTTCTCTCTCAGAAAGAGATTTAAGTTGTACTTGTGGCAATCCTGTTGAGTAGTTACCAGGTCCATAACCAAGATATTCAAATGTGTGACCAGAAGCACGAAGAATGGATGGTCTACGGAATTCAACGGCAAGTGGATTAATCTTACGAATAAGTGATCCAGCATCGTGAGTTTCTTTCCGAGTACCAAGAGCACCACGAAGAACAGTAAATTGAGAATTATTACTTGAAGAAGTAATTCTCATGACTTCACTATCAACTTGAATGTAAGATCCCATTGGGAATCTTGCACCAGTACCAATACCCGATGCTATTGCCGAAACTTGTAGTGTTGTTGCTGCAGAGTCATCAGAAATTGCCGTTGTAAGTCTGACAATTTCATTATTATAGAAAGAAACTTGACGAATTCCAAAGTTTTCATCTCTAATATCAGAAATTGCATCATTTGCTGATATGGCATGTTTGAGAACAAAACCATTTGCAACACTTAAAGATTTATTTGTAATTGCGGTGAATGTGGTGACCCCCACTCTTTCTTTTACAACATAATCTCCTACGTTATTGTTAGAAGAATCAATAACTCTAAATTTATTACCAGCTAATAATCCATGTGGAGTTATTGTTGTAAATGTTGTGATTCCCGTTGCAGAACTATAACTTGTTGTCGTAATTCTTGCAGATGGTCCCACAACAATTGCATATTGCCCAATAACAGGATTTGGATCCCCTGCAGTTTTGGCGATAGAAATCTGAGTCGATGAATTGATAGAACTAATGCGATGATAAGAATCTGCGGTCGTGCCAATACCAGTGATTTGCACAACATCTCCAACACTTGTGGAGATTCCGGCAGTTGATAGTGTGTATCTTGCGTTTCCATTTCCTGCACCAATTCTAGACGAATCAAAGAAAAGTGCTTCACCATTGGTATATCCAGAACCACTAGAAATAATATCAACCGATATGACTGCTCCTCCAGTAACCACAACCTTTGCTGTTGCTCCTTTCCAAGTTCCAACAGAAGGACTTGGATCTGTGTTAAGGAGTTTTACATCGTAGTAAGTGCCGTTAGTATAGGATGCGCCAGCAGTAATTGCACCAATTGCAATTCCACCAAGACCATGCCTTCTACCAAATGTTAAAGTTGCATTTGTTGATGATGTTGATGTTGCAATGATTGATTGTCCAACGCCAATAGATATTGCAAATTTATCAATTGTTTCTCTAGTAATACTCTTTTTCAAATCACTCGTATTTGTATCTCCGATTGGGCTACGAAGAGCAAATGTCTTTGCTGATGGTGGGTTTGCATCAATGTTGTCTCTATCTAATTGTGGATAAAGATTTACTGGACTTTGGGAGTATTTAAGGTTTATGAATTCTTCGGGAATTCCATTATTTGCATTTAGTACATAAAGGTGATAAATTCCATCTTGTTGACCGTCAATGTATGGAGAAATGACTTCATTTCGATACACATAAAGATTTTGTTGAATGTCGTTTCTCTCAAAGCGAGGAAGATCTCTAACTTGGTCATCGGTAACTCTTAAATCAATATTATTTGTACTTGTTGCTCCTGGTGTATGAAGTCTACCACTCAAGTCTGTGGTAGAATATGTAAATGACATGTCATCAACAACAGATGCAACTCGGAATTTTCCGTTGTATCCACGATTTTCGGTGCCAGTTAAGTTGCTGCTATCCGTTACATTTTTTACAACAACAATATCACCAACATTTAAGTCGTGAGGAAGTTCAGATAAAACAGTAATTGTGCCAGAACTTACAGAGCAAGTTGTAATGAATCTTTGATTTTTATTGTAATCATAATCTGTACTCGCAATACTCGTTCTTGTAAAATCATTAGGTCTAGCCCCTGTGGTACTAGAATCTTGAATGATAAATCCTTCTTCGGGGTCTTTTGCCCTAGAAAGTTCTTTCGGAATCACTGCTCTGATTTTATAGACCTTCTCATCTAAACTTCTTTCGTCAACAACCCTCTTTACATAAGTAAGATCAGTCGTTTCTCCTAACTCGGCAACACCTAATGTATTAAGTTGGTTATAGATTTGGTTTGCACTGTTTACAGTAACATACCAGTTTCCTGCCGTGGAGTCAAATTGAATTGGTGATCCAATATCACCTGCAATTTTATCAGAAACTCTACTATAAACCTTCAGTTGAGTGCCACCATAAAGAGTCAGAGCTTCATTATTCAGAGCATTTGTAAATGATGTTGCAAGTTTAATTTGAGTAGAGCTAACTCGAATTGTATAGTAATCGATATGTGGGGTTACATTTTCTGGTAAATCTCCCGTTTCACTATTGATGATAATCTTTTCACCCGTTTGAATGGCATGAGTTCCAAGAGTTAGAATTGAAGAAGATACATTTGTTACTGAATATGCGTGGAAGGAACTTGTGATTCCATCCTCCATATAAATGTCTGCAGAATATTCTGTAGCCCCAATTGCAAGGTATAATTTATCACGAACTCTTGCACCAATTCGGTATCCCTGAGTAACACTTACAGGAATACTATCTGGTGCATTTAATCCATAAAGATAAAGATGAGTCGATACCCCAACAGAAGTTGTCAGACCAACATCAATTGATAACCATTCAATATCTTCTTCTACCGGACTGACATCTCTTGGAGTGATAATAGACGTGATGAACGCATTGTTATCTTTTGAAAACGCCTCTGCTTTATACCCATCAGAGTTGAGAGAAATTTGACCAAAATTAGAGTTTGAGTTGGTGATCGATGCATCTCCACCAGACTCTAAATCAAAGTGTTTGTTAAAACCAATTGCAAAAACAGAAACAATCTGAATAAAAGAATCGTTTGTTACTTTAATATGACTCGTTTCCCAACCATGACGATAGATGGCATTTGGATCTAAATGATAAACTTTTGTTGTATCTGTTTGAGAAGCACCAGTAGGTAAATCCCCACCGTAAACAGTACTATAGATAACACCATTATAAGTTCTAGTTTCTTGGTCATACTTTACAAAAGCACGGTCATCTTTTTGGAGTGACACAGCAGTAAACTGTGCAACAACCATCGAACGGAATCCTGATGCTTTGCTACCATCAGCGTGCATTCCATTCATACCCCAAACTGATCTTAAAGAACAGTTAAAGATATATGGAGAAGCACCAGAAACTGTATCCGTTTCTACAGTGACCGTTGCGCCTGATGCGCTTGGGTTAGCTGGCAATGTAATCGGAAAGGTTTGGAGAAGATATGTAAATTGTGTATCACTAATCACTGTTTGTACAGTTGAAGCAATGTTATATTCTGGTGCAGAAACTCCTCTGATTTTAATTGGAGTGCCTATGTTTAAATTGTGCGCTTCTGTTGTAGTTACAGTAACTTGTGTGCTTGCTGTCGTTCCGTTACCAGAAATAATTGTTGCAATTTCAATAGGATCTGAAGCAAAGGCACCAACAATTTGCCATTCTGGATTTCTCTTTGCAAAATCTTCAGTGCTGGCAGGAAACTTTGCAGTCGTTGGAATTGGGCGATATGAATTAAAAGCATTCGATAACTTACTATAATACATATCAAGGTCTGTTAGACCATATGTGCCAACCTCATTGACACCATCAGCATATTCAAAACAGGTCAGTTTATGGTGAGAGAATCTTGGTGCTGACTGATAGTTACTTGAAAAGAAAGATGGGTGAGTATAAACAAGACCAGAATCATCTGCGTCAAAAAATGAAAACTGCCAGAAATAACAAGCTCCGGTTACTCTAAAGATTGCAGATTTAGAAACCAAAGGATCCGTTGGGTTTGGAACATACTTTGGTCTAACTTTTGTTTTTCTTAAGTCAAGACCTACAATAGAAGTTCCTCTAGGAACTACAACACCGCCAGTAACGCTGTTAAATTTGTAAAGAATATTATCTTCTTGCGTTAAATCGAAGTTGGAATCTAATTCTAGGGATAAAACTGCTTGTGCAGGAGATCCAATTCCTCCAGTTGGCGGCACAGCATATGCAGTTCCACTATTATCATAAATTGCAAAACCTGGTCTGTTATCAATTAAATGCTCACCTGGCCAAACTAAAATTGTTGTTTTTTCTACTAAATCATTATCATTTCCATTCACAAAAGAAAATCTTGCTGCTTCCAATAACGCTCTTTGAATCGTCTTAAATGGCTGAGCAAGAGAGTTGCCAGTATTTGTAATTGAATCTGTAGCGTCTAAATCATTTGGATTTACATATAATGTACGCCCTTCAATATTTTTAATAAAATTATCAAGTTTATTAAGTGGCAAAGTTCTGTCCTCTTTTCTTACAATCTTCTATGCTTTATTTATCCCATTAAATCTTCCTCATCATACTCAAATTCAATGTCACTGGGCATATCTTCAGGATTCTCCAACTCAACCGGAAAAAAGCAAGGATGCACCTCTTCATCTATAAGATAAAAAGAACTTCTATATAAGTCTTCTGGTTCAAATGTACGATTCTTATCTGCTGCTCTACAAAGATCTTGATCGTATAAATGTCCGTCTGGGAGTTCGTCAAACGTGAAAGGAATGTGATTAATAAAATACACCTTCACAATCATACTGCCATCGTTATACCAGCAGTATGCAGTGTCGATACGATAAGACATAGGACTTACTCCCATATCTTATATTTATTTTGTATACCCGTGGACAGATTCGAACTGTCGCTTGAACGATTTTAAGTCGTTTGCCTCTTCCGCTGGGCTACACGGGCGCTGATGGGACCATTATAACTCATAGAGTTGTAGTGGTCAAGTGCTGGTTGTGGGGAACGATCCCACCTGTGTCCGATTATGAGTCGGGTGCTTTCACCAGATAGCTAAACCAGCATTCGCTATTCGCAAATAGCAAATGGGAACACTGGGAGTTGAACCCAGACTAACCCGTTATAAGCAGGCCGCTCTAACCATTAAGCTATGCTCCCTTGCGTTTATGATGCCTCGTTATTATACTCAGTGTGTATTCGTATGAGGTCATCAT